CCTGATTTAGAATATTTATGTGATAAACTTCGTCTATTGGCTAGACTCGATGTACCATTTGGTTCGATTGACCCTCATGTATTACATGGAGAAGATACTATTATATGTGATGAATATGATTGTCATGTTTGGCCTGAATACCCAACCGCGGGAATTTTGAATAATGAGTTATACTTTTCAAATGATACATGGGGCATAATAATGTGTGAACCCTGGGATACAAATTGTCATAGTCACTATACAAATGGAGCTGGTGCATTTGCAAGTCAAGGGATATTAGGGTCGGAGTGGTCATGTCCTGGTTATGCTGGAGATTCTTGTAGTAATATAGATAAATTACATGATGGTTGTAATTATGTAATTATAAATGTATTACCTGAGAGTATGGGGGATACAGAATATTGTCACCCTGCATTCGGTTGTACTGGTTTTAATAATGGTACAGGTTTAATATTACCAGCTGGTGGAACTTATGATCAGTTGGCTGAGGGAGCGGATATGGCTCAATCTATGCTTAATGGTCCACATCTTAAACTTAAACTTTAATGGATATAATTTATGGATAATAATCAAAATATAAAACAACTTGTTAAAAGGGAATATTTGAAATGTGTTGAAGATCCAGTACATTTTATGAGAAAGTACTGCACAATTCAACATCCTAAAAAAGGTAAAATGAAATTTGATTTATATCCATTTCAAGAAAAATGCTTAACAGATTTTAAAGATAATCGTTATAATATAATTCTTAAAGCTCGTCAATTAGGTATTTCAACTTTATCTGCCGGCTATTCATTATGGATGATGTTATTTCACAATGATAAAAACATTCTTGTTATTGCTACTGGTAAAGAGACTGCTAAAAACCTTGTAACAAAGGTGAGAGTGATGTATGAAAATTTACCATCTTGGTTAAAAACAGGAACAGAAGAGATAAATAAACTATCATTACGATTTCAAAATGGTTCTCAAATAAAAGCAATTGCATCAAATGAATCAGCTGGTCGTTCTGAAGCATTATCTCTTCTAATAATTGATGAGGCTGCTTTCGTTGATAAGATTGATGAGATATGGACTGCGGCTCAACAAACATTAGCAACTGGTGGTGATTCAATTGTTCTTTCAACACCTAATGGTGTGGGTAATTGGTTTCACAAACAATGGGTTGGAGCAGAAGATGGAACAAATAATTTCAATACAATAAGACTTCATTGGACAGACCATCCTGATAGAGACCAAGTTTGGAGAGATGAACAAGATAAAGTATTAGGACCATCACAAGCTGCTCAAGAGTGTGATACAGATTTCCTTACTTCTGGTAATTCTGTAGTAGATCCAAAAATATTAACTTGGTATAAAGATACAATGGCTGAAGCTCCTGTGGAAGAGTTGGGGATAGATAGAGGATTTTGGGTATGGAAACAACCTGACTATTCAAAAGAATATATAGTGGTTGCAGATGTTTCTCGTGGTGATGGTAGTGATTTCTCAGCTTGCCAAGTATTTGAAGTTGAGGATATGGAACAAGTTGCAGAATATAAAGGACAATTAAGTACAACGGATTACGGAAACTTCTTAATTGAGGTTGCAACTAAATATAATGATGCTTTATTAGTGGTTGAGAACAACAATATCGGTTGGGCTACAATACAAACCATCATAGATAGAGGATATAAAAATTTATTTTATCAATCAAAAGATTTACAGGTGGTTGATGTAGAACATAATATTAGTAACAAATACAGAGCACAAGACAAGAGTATGGTGCCTGGCTTTTCAACAACTGCAAAAACAAGACCACTTATTGTGGCAAAAATGGAAGAATATACAAGAGAAAAATTAGTAAAACTTCATTCAAACAGACTTATAGATGAATTATTTGTATTTATTTATAGAACTGGAGTAATTAATGCAAAAGCTGAAGCTATGCAAGGATATAATGATGATTTAGTTATGTCTTATTCCATAGCATTATGGGTTAGGGATACGGCTTTAAGAATACAAAAAGATAAAAATGATCAACAATGGGGTATGATGGATTCAATGTTAAAAAATAATGGTAATGTTGATCATTCTGCTGGATTTTCTACTGGTGGTAATAGACCAGCAAAAAATCCATACGAAATTGAAGTTGGTAAAGATAAAGAAGATTTAACTTGGTTAATTAAATAAGAGGATAACAAATGGCTGAAGATTATAAACAAGAAGGTGTTTTTTCAAGATTAGGTAAACTATTTCAAAATAATATAGTTGTTAGAAAAACACCAACTGGTCAAATAAAAGTTAAAGATGTAGATTTTTCACAAACATCTTTAATTTCTAATTTTATAGATAGATATAATAGATTATCAAATTTGAGAGACAATTCATTTGGTTCTATATATGCTAAACAACAAAATGCAAGAAATGCATTTGATATAAATCGTAAAGAGCTATTTAGGGATTACGAGTTGATGGATACAGATCCAATTATATCATCTGCTCTTGATATTTATTCTGATGAATCTACAGTATCTAATGTAGAAAACAAAATTTTAGATATAAAAACTGACAATGTAAAAATAGCTAAAATACTTCATAATTTATTTTATGATATAATGAACATAGAATTTAATTTATGGCCTTGGATGAGAAATATGAATAAATATGGTGATTTCTTTTTAAAATTAGAAATTATGGATAAATTGGGAGTTGTTGGTATAAAACCATTGTCTGGTTACGAGGTTATTAGAATGGAAGATCATGATCCAGAAAATCCAAAATTAATACAATTTAAAATAGAAGATACTGAAGCTAAACAAACATCTCGAGCTGGTAATTTTGAAGAAAATTTACTTGAAAATTATGAAGTAGCACATTTTAGAAATATGTCGGATGCCAATTTTCTACCTTATGGTAAATCAATGTTAGAAGGTGCTAGAAAAATATTTAAACAATTAACTCTTATGGAAGACGCTATGTTGATTCACAGAATTATGAGAGCTCCGGAAAAAAGAGTATTTAAAGTTGATATTGGTAATATTCCACCAAACGAAGTAGATAACTTTATGCAAAGATTAATTAATAAAATGAAAAAAATACCTGTAATTGATCAAAAAACAGGTGATTATAATCTTAGATATAATATAGAGTCAGTAACAGAAGATTACTTCTTACCAGTCCGCGGTAGTGATAGTGGAACTGAAATAGAAACTTTACCAGGTTTAAGTAATGATAGTGCAATCGATGATATTGAATATCTACGAAACAAATTGATGGCAGCTTTGAAGATACCAAAAGCATTTTTAGGATATGAAGAGGGTGTTGGTTCAAAAGCTACATTAGCGGCCGAAGATGTAAGATTTGCAAGAACAATAGAAAGATTACAAAAAATTGTTTGTGCTGAATTAGAAAAAATTGCTATCGTTCATTTATACACACAAGGATTTGAAGATGCTGAATTACTTAATTTTGATTTAAAACTTACAAATCCATCGATGATACACGAACAAGAAAAATTAGAATTATTAACTCAACAAGTTGATATAGCTAATAATATTTTGGAAAATAAAATATTATCAAGAGAATGGATATGGGATAATATTTTTGATTTAAATGAACACGACAAGTCAACTATATTTAAAGGATTGGTTGAAGATCAAAAACAAAAATTCAGATTTACACAAATTGAAGATGAGGGAAATGATCCAGCTGAAACTGGTGAAAAAGCCGATAGTGAACAAGATTTGGAAATGGCTAGAAGGAACGAATGGGGTGGTGATAGGAGAAAGGGAACTGGTAAAAAAGAATATGGTAATGAATACAAGGCCAAGGATGTTAAGGATGCCACGAAATATGAAAGAGAAAAATATGGCAAACGAGAGTTCAAAGGTAAATCACCATTAGCCACGTCGAAAGGTGGAACACTAGTAGCTAGAGAAGGATTAATGAAATCCTTAAAGAAAAAATTTGGTAATAACTCAACAAATATTTTGAGTGAAGATATATTAATAGATGACAAATAATTATGGTGAGATTTACGTCTTAAATTTGTCACAAATGCAATTATTTTTAAAGAAATACTATACATCTTTATATTTATATATGAAAAAATGCATAAATATAAATAATAGCGGAGACAACTAACATGCGAAGAATAAGACATGCGAAAGTCCGTAATACAGGTTTGTTGTTTGAATTTTTAATCAGACAGACGACTGCGGATATTTTGGATAATAATAATAGTAATAAGGCAGTAAAGATTATTAAGGAGAAATTTAATTCTAATACTGAACTTGGTAAAGAATTATCCCTATATAACTGCCTTAATAACAAAAAATTCAAATCTGATAAAAAGGCTGACTATTTTATTAATGAAGTTTTAAAAGAAAGAAGAAAATTGAATGCTGGTTTATTAAAAAGGGAAAAATATAATTTAATAAAGGAAATAAAAGAGAGCTATAATTTACAAAAGTTTTTATCATCTAAAATTAAAAATTATAAACTTTATGCATCTATATATAAATTATTTGAATATGCTGATATATCTCCTGAAGATAAAACGATATCATTTTTTAATATTATGGAACATGTTACTACGGATAAACAAACCATAAGACTTTCAGAAACTGCTAAAAATTTACCGAATGATGAAGATTTAAGAATAATCACTTATAAAACTCTTTTAGAAAAATTTAACAGTAAATATACAAAATTAAGTGGAGCTCAAAAAAATCTACTCCGTGAGTATATTAATAATGTATCTAATACTAATTCTTTAAAAGATACTTTAAAAGAAATTGTTAGAGAATTGAAAAAAGATTTAAAAACACACTCTAAACATCTTAAAGATAAAGTTGTAAGAATAAAAATGAAAGAAGCTATAAAATCAATTGATAAATTTTGTGGAAATGAAAATAAAGCTAAAATAGTGAAAGATTCATATGTATTACAAACAATGAGATATTTAGAATTATTAAAAGAGTTGAAAAAAAGTGCACATAAAAACAAAAAAAATCTTTAAAGAATTAGTCACTAATTTAACCAATGAAATGTTGGAGGAAATGACTACAACAGATGATGCTGAAGGATATTTGACTCCAAAGTTTTTACAGGGTAAGACCGGAAAAAAGAAGAAAAAAGACATATCCACTAATAGTACTGGATATAAAATTGTTAATGAAGAAGTTGACGAAAAAGATTTAAAAATGATTAAAAAATTAATTAGAGATGTCGTTGCTAATATTCTACGTGATATATGGTTAAAACGAACAACTTGGAAATAGGAGAAATTTAAATGTCGTATATACAAGATCCAAATGACAACACAAAACAGATACCGAGAGGGTTGAGTGCAAAAGCGTTTTCACATGCAACAACACCCGCTCCACTAATAGTTCAAAAAAATCCATCTTATGTTTTAATTAATGGTTCGGGAACTTATGGTTTTTTGTATAACCCAACAGGATCATTGGATCAATCAGTTGCTGATACAGGACATTACATAACTGGTAGTGTTAAGGGTGACGATAATCCAATTAAACTTGATATACAACCTAGAGCTTGGACTAAAAAGGGTGGTGGAACTGTTGGTGATGTAACATTCGTGTATAGAGGTCAATAAAGGAGAAAAATGATGACAAAAGAATTATTAGTAGATTATATACCATTTGAAATATCAAGAGAAGCAATCAACGAATCAATGAAAAATAATAATGGTAGATTGGTTGTGAAAGGTGTATTACAAAGAGCTGAAGCTAAAAATCAAAATGGTAGAGTATATCCAAGAGAAACTCTTATGAGAGAGGCTGAAAAGTATTCAGGTGTACAAATTAAAGAAAGAAGAGCTCTTGGTGAACTTGACCATCCAGATTCTTCTGTTGTTAATCTTAATAATGCTTCTCATAATATACTTGAGATGCATTGGAAAGGGAATGATTTACTTGGAACTGTTGAAGTTCTTGGAACACCAGCTGGTAATATATTAAAAGAGTTATTCAGAAGTGGTATAAAATTAGGTATATCATCTCGTGGTTTAGGTTCAGTTAAAGAAATGCACGAAGCCGACGGTGAAGATACTGTCGAAGTTCAACCGGATTTTGAACTTATAGCATTTGATTTCGTATCAAATCCATCTACACACGGAGCTTTTCTATCACCAACAGGAAAAACAAATGAAGGTATAATAAAAGAAGGTGTTGGAACGCGAGACGGTAAATGTTGTCATGACTGTTTAATTGAAGATATAATTAACGATATATTCAGAGGAGAGTAAAATGGCT